GGCTTGTGACTCAGAATCTCTCTTTATAACAATGTCACCAATATCTGTGATACAAAAAGCTCTACGCCAGTTTCCATAGCTCGCCCAAAAGTTATCAGTAGTTCCAGAAGGTTTTAGACCAGTAGTTGCTACTAGTGGTACATATGCAAAATAAGCATCTATTCCTTCTCTACCACTTGCGTTTTGGAAAACAATTTCATCAAAACTAGTAGAAGTAGTAAATGATTTAGGTAGTGATTTATTATTAATAAATGCTACACACTCACTAGGAATGTTATAATCTTGGAAACCGTTTTGCTCAATAGCATACATTAATTCTTTTAAATGAACATTTGAAGCAGTATGAGTATTTGCAACAGTTTCAGCAGTAATACCTTTTGGTTGACCTGAACCAGTACCGTACCAAATATAATCACTCTCTTTTAGCCCTAATTGTAAGGCGGCACTTTGAGCTATATAATTTTCTAAGTCTGGATAATCTTGAACCATTTCCACAGAAGCGTCTACTCTACAACCTATTTTAAAACCTACCGTTTCAAAGAATGTACTTGTCGGCTGAACCGCACTAAAAGCACCTTCCTCGGCTACAAGTTCAACTGCTTGATTATCTGTTGAATAAGGCAATTTAACTTTGGTTGGAGATTTTATAACATTGCAAAATCTACGCATTGGATTAGCGCCTTCAATGGCGCTCATTATTACGTCTTCGAAAGATTCGGAGACTAAAGCTCCTCCATTAGTCGCAGAACCTGCGGTCATGGATCGGCGTTCTTTAGAATCTAGCCCGCCCAAACCATACTTTAAATATGAGTTAAATGACTGACCATATTCGTCATTAAGTTTAGTATGCATGATAGTCCTTTATGTTTAATTGACTGAACGATTCACTCAAAGGAGTGTTAGTACGACTCAGGTCAAAGGACTCAAAGCCATCGAGAGCATTATGCCACAAAAACAACTCCAACCAGTTCTATAGTTCGTAATTTTCCAAAATTTCTATATGTTTTAATAAAAGCCTGTTTCTTTGGCTTGGGTCTTCGTCACCAGAATCTTGGTTTTGCATTTCTGGGTCTAATTTACGATAAGCAACTTCTGTATCTTTATAAGCAGGAAATGTTACAGCGCTTACTTCAACCAATTTCGCTTCCGTAATATGCCTAATTCCATCATCATCGTATTTTTCGCCAGAAACCGAAAAACCCACAGACATGCCATCGATGTCACCTCTAGTAATTGACTCAACAATGTCACGACCAGCAGTTGTATCAGGAGGAGTAATGCTAACATAAACACCCTTTTCATCTTCACGAATTTCTAAAGTTTCAGCAGACTGTCTCCCGATAATTTTTGAACTATCGTGATCCACTAATGCTCTAATATCATTTTCAGTATCGTCAATAGATTTACCAAAAGCACCTCTATCAATAACTTCTTTAAAACCACCTAAATCTTCGGATAATGAATTATAAACTGCGGCGTAGCCTGTGATTTTTTTAGGGGCATTACGCATTTCCTCTAATTTTTTTTCATCTATTTCTTCTTCAGGCTTTTTATAACCGATACCTGCAACTGCTCTATATTCTTTTTTAGACATTTTTGCCCTTCCTTATTAATTCAGCAAGATCATCTATTGCTCTAGTATTTGTTTCACTTGTAAGTTTAGATACATTCTCTAAATCTTTTTCCATTATTAAACTTAATACACTAGATCGCATATTAAAAAACCCATGGGAAATATAATAATACACATCTTCTTTTGCAAGATTTACGCACCTAGAAGTACATTCAGAAAGTGGCGTTAATGTGTCTTTTATAATTCCTTCGAATCTTTCATTAAAGAATTTTTCCACCCAACCAGAGCTTAATGCTCTGTTTTCTTTCTTATCTTTGTTTTTAGTAATTTGCCTAGTAACCTCATTTACCAATACCTTGGAAAGTCTACTATAAGAATCCTCAAACATAGGTGTTAAAATATTTCTTGCTGACATTAATTCTTCAACTGGTTCTTCTTTTTCAATATCCTCATAATTCATTGGCATAATATGATCGTCACCATTATCAATTGGTGGTAAAGATTCTAATTTTCTTATTTCGTTAATTGAATAAACTCCAATTTCACGACCAACTCTGTATATATCGAATCTTGTTTTGTGGTCACTTCTTAATAACGAAGCTAAATCAAATTTAATTTCCCTTCTATCATTTGTTTTTAAAAGTTTCTTTTCTGCTTCTAATTCCCACTTTGTTAACCAAGGTGTTAACGTATATCTTGAAAATTCACTTGCTTGTGCTTCCAAACTATTGTATTGACTTAAACCTTCTCTGTTTCCTAAAAAATGAGTTGGCACTCTAAAGGCGGCACAAATTTGTTCTGTACTTGCTTTCATTGTTTCTAAAAATTGTGCTTCGTCTGGCGGTAAACTTATAGGCTTCCATTCTAAACCATCTTCTAAAATTGCTGTTCTTGCGGCGTTACCAGTAGAAGTTCCTTGATATAAAGCGTTCCAAGAAGTTCTTAATCTTTCGGCGGCATCTGCGTCTAACCTTCCTGCGTGTTGTAAAACACCAGATGGTCTAGAACCATTTGCAAAAAAGGAACCTGAATATTTTTCGGCTGCCATTCCAGTTCCTATAGTTTCTTTTAACGCATAAATAGGCGAATACCCAATGACACCATCGAAAGTAGTAGCCATAATATGATAAATTTCACTTGAATCGAATACTTGTGCTTTAATTTGTTGCCGATCATAATCATAAGCCCCTAACCATTTATAGTAAATTTCACCATCTCTGGTTTGGGCAACTTGCATAGAAGCTGGGTCTAAAGGCACTAAAGATATTGGTGTACCAGAAGAATTTCTTTCTATGTAGGCATAAGAATTTCCGTAAAGTAAACAACAACTCATCGAATACTCTTTAAAAGTATAAGAAGTCATTGCTTGATTTGCATTATTGTATAATAGTTTCCAAATCGGAGAATTTACATCCTCCTCTTTACCAGTTGGAGTAGTTTTATAAACTTTCATTGGTAAAGAAGCAACCGTTTCGGAAAGTATTTTAACACAACTATAAACAGCAGAAAGTCCTAACGCCGTATCGACTGAAACTGTTTCTCCACTCGAAGTTGTTGGTTGAAATAAAGCATCAGTCCAAGAATCGCTTCTTGTTATTGCTCTTTCCTCTTGTTTACCTAAAATAGCCGTTCCTACTTTATTTCTTATACTTTTTAAAATACTCATAAGTGCAATAACCCTCGCTCATTGTATACACTATCTTGTTGCTCTTTAATCCCCTCAAGAACCGCTAAAGCATTTAATGTTGCCGCTAACGCGTCTATTCTACTGTTAGATTTTGCTTTACTGGGTCTCAAGTTGTCATTTTCATCATTTACCATACGAGTAGACGCAAAATGCGATCTAACTGCTGGCGAATTGTAATAAAACTTATGTTGCATTACTAGGGATTCTAATCTTTTACAAGGATTGCTTAATGTAAAAAATCCTTGCCTTACTTTAAGTATTGGAAAATTATTTTGGTCTACTAGTTGATTTAGAAAGTGATGAGCGTTCCAAGGGTCAGCTCCAATGCCTAATATTCTATATTTTTCAGAACAAGACAATAAAACATCTTTTATCCTATCATAATCAACGATATTACCTTCTGTTCTTTCAATATGACCTTGTTCAGCCCAAGCGGCATAAGGTAAACCATCTCTTTTTTCGGCTCTAAAAATATTTTCAGTAGGTAACCAAAGTTTTGCTAAACAATGACATTCATCTTGTTTTTCATTAGGAAAAAGTAAGACCAAAGCCGTAATATCTGTTGTCGAACTTAAATCTAGACCAGCAATACAATCCCTACCCTTTAGCATTTCCTCGTCAAACGGAACTAGACATTTTTCCAAGTCATCTGCCCTAAAGAACGCAATATCACTTTCAACCCATTCGTTAACATGTAATCTTCTGAAACTTGAGGAAAAAGAAGCCTGTTCTTTTGCTCTTTTTCGTTCCTTTTGTAAATATTCCAAGTCTAAAGAATACCCAAGACTAGGATTGGCACTTTGGAGTGCCTCATCTGAGTCCCATGGGTGTCCTCCTGAATCATAAATTATGGGTAAAAAATGTGGATCGTCAATTTCGCCATCTCGAACTCTTTCAGCATATTGATGCACTTCGAAACAAATAGAATCTCTTGATGAACCAGCCGTAGTCATAGCGATCATTAAAGGTTGCTTCCTCGCCGCCATCGAAGTTAACATAACATCCCAAAGTTCCCTTGTTTTTTGACAATGTAGTTCGTCGAATAAACAACAAGAACAGTTTGCACCATGTTGAACATTAGCATCGGCACTAATTACCTTATAAACACTACCTGAACTTTTTAAAATAATAGATGTTTTAGTTATTTCTAATAAATTACTCAATATAGGACTTTGACGAATCATTCCTACAGCAATATCAAATAATAATCGTGCTTGGTCTCTACTTGCGGCACAACTAAAAATTTCAGCACTAGGTTCTTTGTCATAAATTAAAGAAAGTAACGCAATTCCTGCACCAAGAGTAGATTTACTGTTTTTACGACCACAAGTTATATAGCATTGACGGAACCTTCGGTTCCCTGTAACTGGATCACGCCAACCCCATAAAGCACGCACAACATTTGCCATCCAGCCATTCGCATCTTCTAGGTCAAACGGTTCACCAGCTTTTTTACCTTTAACATGTTTAAGGAATGTAGTAAAAAACTCAACAGCGTTATCTGCCTCTTCTTTATCGTAAACAAAACCCTCACTATTTTTTTTAGGGTTAAATTTTGCTACCTCAAAATCATCATGCATTTCTTAAAAATTTCATTACATTAGGTTCTTCGATACCATTTACGTCTACTTGTAAAGAAGCCCTTGCAGAAGGTGACATACCAAATTCCCTTAACAATGACTGTAACAGTTTAGCGGCTTGGTTCGCTTGCCCTACAAAAGGTGATTGTTGTAAATACCTTACGCTACCGTCATCATTCCTTATAGGAAACACCGTACCATGTTTTCGTATCTTATCTTCTGCATCTCGCCACCTTATATATGTTTCACACAATATTTCGAGTGCTGCCCCATCTACAACAGTCAATACATTCATGTTCTTTAATAATGGCGTTATTTCCTTCCATACATTTTTAGCATTGTCACTTAAACCATCGGGCATCTTGGGCATGCCCTTTTCTGGCTTTGGTTCGTCACCACGTTCTTTGGCTCGCCAAGAGCCTTTCAATTTTAAAAGTTCTGTTGGTTCTTTATGTCTACCCATTTTTGTCTTTTATCTCCATTCCGTAATTGTCTACACCTTGAGTATAATCTACGTTTTCCCTTTTTATTAACTTGTTATTCTTAAAAGGACGATAATCAACGTGGTGTTGCCATCTTCCCCACTTTCTACTCACCGTAACCACATCAGGATGTTGCCTTCGTAAATGATTTGCCATTTCCCAACGTCCATCAAATTTTTCATCTTGGTGGTATAACTTGTCTGTGTTTCCACCAGTCATGGTCATAGTTGCCTGTTTATTGGCAAGAAACGCATTAAATAAAATTGTACACCATCCATCTTTTAAACATCGTAAAGATAAATCAGTATCTTCATTATATCGTCCTCTCCATCGATGACTTATTTCATTATTAATTAAAATACAAGAATAAACCCTAGTGTTTAATTTAAAACACTTTCTCATTAAACCTTCTTTTCGTATAACAAACATGTAATACTGGAAACCACTTTTTGCAACATTTAAATACCTATCAGTAAAATCTTCTGCGGCTTTAAAGATAGTTCCATCGCCTACTTGTATTTTTGTGTTTTGGTTATATCGATAAAAACCTCTAATATTATCGTCAAGTATCCAATGACGTTTTGCACCAACACTAATTGAATGTTCAAAAACCCAATTACGAGCAGGTATAGAACCTTGACCTAAATTGGAAAAAGGTAATGTTAATATTTTTTTACGATCTATAACTTTAGCGTATTCATCAAGTTCTTGTGGTTCTACTACTATGTGATATGGGACACCAATTCTTTCCAATGACTTTTGAGTAAGTCTTGACTCCCACCTTCCTTTACTAATTATATAAACAGGATACTTTGGATTCATTTTTTTATTAACGGTTGTTTAAACCTTCTCCAAACTTTACTTGTATCTGAATTTACTCTATTAAAACGATAACTCGTTTTTATTGGTAATTCAGGATGGAACTTTTGTAACACACTAATTTTTTTAGAACGACCACCGTCCTCATAAATATCTTTCAGTCCACCTTTGTTATTCCCAACTGGCTTATGTGAATAAACAAAGGCGTTCATTTCAACTGTACACCAACCGCCTTTTAAAACTTGTATTGACATGTCAGCGTCATGCCCTAACTTACATCTCCATTGATAAGGCAAGTCACTTCGAATAAGAATACAAGAACAACACATTTTATTTATACCAAAGGGTTTTGACTTAGCAAAGGCAAATACGTCAGAAGATAATGCAGATATGGCAATGTTTACATATTTATCGTTAAACTGTTCCATTAAGTTTAGAATATATTTAGGCGATTGCTTTGTCTTTTTTCTGTTTGTGTATGTTGACACAGATGTTATATCGTCATCAAATTGCCAATGATATTGTTCGCCTTTTTCCTTTGAAAAATTTTTAATCCAATTCCTAGTAGGGTAAACACCAAGACCAAGATTAGAAAAAGGAAGAACGAGGATTTTATTTTCGCCATACTTTTCGGAATATTTTTTATATTCCTCCTTTTCAACAACTATGTAAAAATCAAGATCATCTTCTAAAAATAAATCAGCAGTATGGCAACAATCCCATCTTCCTTTAGATGGAATGTAAATCGTGTGTTTAAGTTGAGACATATTCTATATCTGAAAAACTTTCATCTTCTTGTATTGGGTGCCAAATAAATTTAGTCTTTGCTCCAATTTTTTGATTTACCATTTTAGAAAATTCATCAACGTCTTCTTGGTTTCTAAAATGCACAATTAGTTTTTGAAAACTTCTTTTGTCTTCGTGTGCGTACTCGGGCATCCCTTCCCATTCTTTTTCAGGATCGTCCGCAATTCTATTTGGATCAACAACAAGTGTTTGTATTTCGATATCGCTAAAACCTGTAAAGTCTTTCAAGTCATCCGACAATGCTTCGAGTGTTGAGTGTAATTCTATATTATCCCATTCGGAAAGTTCCGCAGTTCTATTGTCCGCTATCGCATAAGCTACTGCTTCGTCTCCATTCAAATTAGTTTCGACGCAATTGATTTTTTCCCAGCCCAATTCTTTTGCGGCTGCGTAAGTTCCATTGCCAGCAATTACAATCCCATCGGAATTTATAACGATAGGTTTTTGTTGCCCAAATTTCTTCAAACTGTTTCGAACTTTTTCCAAATTGCGCTCGCTGTGTTTCCTAACATTTTTAGGATCTTGTTTCAGTTCCGCAATATTCTTTATAGATATTTTCATTACACTCTCCTTAGGAATATATTATAATAATACTATACCCCCAATTGTAATTCTGGGGGTGAATACAAGACGAGGGACATACAACGTCCCCTC